CAAATCCGACAAGTGGCTTAATATAAAACGCTGGTGCTGTAGGTGTTTCGCTAATATGCGAAGCTTTTTTTATTTGCCTAAAAATAGCAAAACACCTTATTCGACACCTTATTTACTAGATTTATAGAAATTATCAAAAGTTTTTGCTGCTTCTGAGTAACCATCTTCAGTGATATGTGCATACGTATTTAATGTAACTTTAATATCTGAATGTCCTAAAATGTTTTGAATGACTTTTACATTAATACCTTGTTCGAGAAGGAAGCTTGCAGCAGAATGACGCAAATCATGAAATGATATTTTAGTAAGATCGTTATTTTCTTCTTTCTCTAAAAATCGATTAAACATTCTAGTGACAGAAGCGGGGGTAAAAGGGGTGCCGTCGTCATGACTAAAAATTAATATAACAGTTTTACCATCTAAATCTTTTGTACCTTTCCACAACAAACCTAACTTATCTTTGTTTTTTTGCTTTTCTTTTGCAAGTTCTTTAATTTCTTCCATCAGTCCAGCGGGAGCGGGGACAATTCTTTTTCGCTTATTTTTAGTTTCATCTAGCTTTATACCTTCGCTAGCGCTCTTTATAACTGCTCTATAAACGTTAATTGTATTTTTATTGTAATTCATATCTTTAGTTGTTAAACCGATGACTTCGCCACGTCTAAGACCGCAATAGAGCGCTAATTTAATCATTACTTGTTGATATTTTTGTAATATCTTAATGCGATCTATTAACACTTCTATTTCTCGTCTATTATATATATTTTTTTCTGGTACTTTATAGGTAGGTTTTTTCACTGATAAAGATACGTCTGTTTCAGTAATTCCCCACAAGGTAGCATATTTAAATAAGCTTCTAATAACTCGATGATGTCCCTCTAAAGCGCTTGAACTAACTCCTTTTTTTTGAACTTCATGAAAGTAGTCGAGCAACTGCATAGTTGTAATTTTACTTATTTTTTTCCTCTCAAAATAAGGTATAATCCAGTTGTCGAGAAAGAGATTATACTTATCAATAGTATTTCCTTTTAGCTCCCTTTTTGCGTAATTTATGCGCCATTTCTCAACAAAATCAATAAATCGCATATCTTTTATTTCTGTGTAATCGCTTGAATAGACATAAGCTTCAAAATTAGAAAGTTCTAGTTTTAACGCTTTTACTGTTTTAGCTGTGACGTTTTTTGTTTTACGGATTTGTTTGCCTCTCGCGTCATAGCCTTTCGAAACTCGCAACTCGTATTTATTATTTCCTAAAGATACATAACTAGCCATATTAATCTCCTTTCGCACATACGTTCTTTTTTCGATAAAAAGAAAAGCCCAGAGGCTCTCTTTATTTTACATATTTAACAAATCTTTCAAGTTTCACTATATCTTTTGATGTAATGTTTAATTCTGTTACTAAATCAATATCTTTTGTTTTATTATAAAAGTAAAAAATTGCTTTGGATTTATTTTCAATTTGCGTTGAAGTACTATTTGTTTTACCACTACTACCTGCTACTGCACCTACTACAGTCCCCGCGCCTCCACCAACAAGCCCACCAACAACTCCACCAGCTATAGTTTTCCCAGCTTTACTATTAGTTTTAGTGTGAGTATTGTAGGTCGCGCCTAACCACTTATAATCAACGAAATAAAATTCGTCGTTTGTCACAAGACCATTTTTTGATAAAAAAATTATCTTGTTTGAAGGGATTAATTGAATCATGTTGTAATTTGTTCCAGCTGCGCTTTTAATTTGAAAACCTAAATCTTGTTGAGCTAAACCAAAGTTCAGTTTAATCTGAGGTGAATTTTCAGGAATTGTTTTTGTATCAAACTTTACGTATGTGCCTTTTTTTCTCTTTATTCTTAAAGCAAGCCAGATGAAAAGAGCGGCAAATGCAAATTCAACTAAAGCTATTCCTGGTAGTTGTGAGGCAGCTAAAATAATAATGCCAATAAAAATAAATAAACCAGCTAGTACAAATAAAGCTATCATCCCGTAATCTCCCTTTTTTTATGTACCAACCCGCGGCCGCGAACTGGTTACATAGTTATATTTTATTCAAAAGCCTTGCGATGTCTTCCAGTTTTTCGCTTCGACTTAATCTACTATCAATAACTATGAAAATCTCTCTTTTTAAAGCGAATGAACAAGAAGTGAATTCGTGTTCTAGTATCACTATATCATGTTGTACGTTCAGTTCATCTAAAGTTTTCATGTGTTTATACCCCGTTGATTTTATTGCAACGTTGCAATTATATTATACATAATTTTTATAAGAAATATCACGTTTTCACAGAAAGTTAATAATCAATAGTAATAACAAGTAAATAAATTACAAGTCAAGTAGTTCAAGAATAAATAAATTATTAAACTAGTTGTTTTTTTGTTGCTCGTAAAATTCAATGAATGACTTAACAGCTTTGACTGCTTCCGCATCATTCATTACTCGAGCCGCAACAGCTTTAAAATCCTCGTTTTCTTCAACAAATTTATCTACTGCATCATCTTCTTTTGAAGCTATTTCAGTAATATTTATTTCCTCTTCATTTACATGGTCTTTTCTTTTTTCTTCTATATAAGCAAGTATCTCTTTTATATCTTCTTCTGTTGCGTTTGAATCAATGTGTGCTGCGATTGTGTCAATAAAACTATTACTACTTCTACCTAGCAAATAATCTGTTGAAACTCCAAAAATATTTGCCAATTTAACTATTGTTTCCATGTCTGGCTCATTTCTACCGTTTTCAATGTGTGAGTATGCTCCTCTGGAAATTCCTAATATTTTCGAAATATCTTCTTGTGTTTTATTATTATTTTTTCTTAATTGTTTAAGTCTGTTGCCAAACATTTTTCGCACCGCCTTTAAAAAAATATTAACATGAATTAGATACTAAAGGTATCTTTTTAAGAGAAAATATACAAAATGTATCTAAAAGACTTGACGATACAAAAAGTATCATGTATATTATATGTATCAGATACAAAACGTATCGAAAAGAGGTGATTAAAAGTGAGATTGTCTTTTAAAGAAAAAAGGAATAAAGCTGGTTTGACTCAAAGGGAGTTAGGAATTGCTGTTGGGTTAGCGGAAATTTCTATAAGAAAGCTAGAAAATGGAGAAAGAGACCCAAGCATAAATACAGCGGTGAAAATTTCAAAAGCTTTAAATTCAAATATGGAAGAAATTTTTCCAGATATTTTTTTAGACATTAGTGATACAAAATGTATCTAAAAGGATGTTAATTCATAAAATAGGAGGCTAGAAAATGAACATAAGATATTTGAGTAATAAAAGAAGTGAAGAGAAAGAATCAGTTTTTAAAACCAAAATCATACCTCCAGAAATCTTGAAATCGTTAAATATTAAAATGCAAGGAGATAGAAACTGCTGTTATGGAGTATTAGAAATCAATGGAAAACAATTAAGAAAAGGAATTACAGCGGTCAAGTTAGATTTAAAAGCAGGATCATTACCAGTTGTACAAGTGGAATATCACCCATTCACGATCAGCGAAGAAATGCAAAGACTAATATGGTCTGGAAAATACTAAAAATCATAATTTAGGAGGAAGGAAAATGACTGTTGAAGAAAAAATTGAAGCTTTAAAAATTGCAAAAGAATTAGAAAAGGAATTTCATCCATATGCAAAAGTAGAAATTACGGTAGATGGTGTAAAAATAGTTGAGAACTTGTGTTTTGAACCAAATGGTGCCGATTCTAAGAAAATCGACACCGACACTACTAATAAATGTGTTGTTTGTTTAGAAAAAGCAGACTTAGAGCTAGAAAACGGAAATTTCATTTGTGAAAACTGCGCTCAAATAATGGGAGAGCTAGCTGAAGACTAAACTTTGTTCCAAATATTTACAAAATTTTGCGCTTCTAGTTCTAATTCTAAAACAGACTCGCTCATAAGGGGTTTAGCAGTTATTAATCCCCCGTTTTGTAAATTCAACACTGAAAACTCTGAAGAATCTACTGCAAAATCTTTTTCTGATAGTTGCATCATGGTGAGAGTAGAACCAATATTTCTCTTAGTTACCTTGGTGTTAGTGTCTTTCTTTTTATAATAATTTTTCACAAGAAAGTTTTTACCATCAATTGTTAATCCGATTTCTGGGCTAGTTCGGACAAATAAATCATCAGAATAAGACCAAAAGGATTTTCCAACAGGGAAATACGAAGCATTATTTTTTCGAATAAAAGAAACGTATTTAGTAACTGCTCGTTGATAATTTTTTGCCTTTTTTTCACTGACTCTTTTAGGAAGCTCGAGTAAATCTTCTATAGGTAAATTTTTTTCGTGAGTTTTCTTTATTTCATCACGCAGCTTCTTCCAATAATCAACTGATGGATCATATTCAGAATTTTTCACTTGCCTAATGTAATTTATTTTTGCTGATGTACTAACTTTTGAACTATAAGTTAAAAATTGTGTAAGTGACAATTCAATCGCCATATTAAAACACCTCCCTTCACAAAAACTATAGCACTGTGAAAGGGCGAACAGAAAGGAGAACAAAATGTCAAATTTACAAGTAATTGCAAATGATATGTTGCCAGTTTTAGAAAATGAAAAAGGCGAGAAATTCGTAAATGCTAGGACATTGCATGAAAAACTAATGACTACAACGAAATTCGCTGATTGGATTAAAAGACGAATTCGCCAATACGGATTTGTAGAAAATGAAGATTTTTTCTCACTTCTCAAAAATGAGAAACGAGCAATCGGAGCTACTACATCAATAGATTATATCTTTACTCTTGATTCTGGAAAAGAATTGGCAATGGTAGAGAATACAGAACAAGGTCGAGCAATCCGAAAATACTTCATTGAAGTAGAAAAACAAGCGAGGAAATTAGCAACTGAATATCCAACGTTTTCATACATGATAGAAGATCCAGTCGCTAGAGCTAAAAAATGGATTGAGGAACAACAAGAGAAGCAAGAGGCGTTAAAAAAACTTGAGGAACAAAAGCCAAAAGTAGTTTTTGCGGAAGCTGTACAAACGAGCGAGAACACAATTTTAGTAAAAGATTTAGCTACTATTCTTAAACAAAAAGGATTAGATATAGGGCAAAACAGACTTTTCGAATGGTTGAGAGGTAGCGGCTATTTGTTAAATAAAGGTGCTTATTACAATAAACCGTCTCAAAAGGCAATGAATTTAGGATTGTTTGAACAAAAAACACATATTCATACAGATAGAAATGGGTTAATGATAACGACCTATACACCAAGGATAACTGGTAAAGGACAAGTATATCTATTAAACAAACTATTAGAAGAACACGATCAAGTTATAAGTTAAGCGTCGCCTACCACAACAACGCTCATACAGACAACTAATAGTCACGGGGAGCGACTAACAACAGTATATAACAATAAGTTGTTAATTAGTCGCTGAAAAAATAACAAAAAAAGGATTGAGATATTATGTTTCAAAAATCAACATCAGCAACAGCCGCGATGCAAGTTTTAGCAGAAACTCGCACGCAAAAAGAGCTAGCGATAGATAGTTTTGTAACGCCAGCACTAATAAGCAATCAGATAAGAGGAAAGCGAACAGTTTCACTTGAACAAGCAGAACATTTAATTGATAGCTACAACGAACCAGAAAGTACCTATTTATTCGCACATGAATTTAGTAACGGAATGATACCGCCATTGTTCGACGGCTTAGACAACCATCACGCTTCTTTAACTAACCGCTTTGAACTAGAAGTTGAAGAAGCAATAAACACGCTGAAAAACGGCTTAGAGACAATGACATTCAATTTAAGAAAAGGTGACATGCTACAACGAGAAGCCGCGAAACAAGCTATTTCAGAAATAACGGATGTGATTGCAACAGCTTTAACTCTAAATACAAGTATAGCAAGAACATTCAATATAGATTTACAGCAAGTTTTAAGTAAACGTGATCAATATTATAAAAAGTTAGGAGTTGTTAAAAATGACGTTTAATGCAATAACAGCGCCGGAGTTATTAAAAAAAATGAAGCAACAAGGTATTGAAATTAGTCGTTCTAAGCTCTACAAAATGGTTAAACAAGACGAAATCCCATATACAAAAATTGGTTCAAATCTATTTTTTGTAGAAGATCAAATTGAAGAGTGGGTAAGAAATGGCGGGACAGCTAGTCAGGCGGTAAGAGCTTGAAAGTGTTATTCAGCATCTTAGTAATAATAGCAGCGGCGTTAACGTTAATAAATTTATGTAATTTGATTTTAATTCTAATTTTAGTATAGGGGGCAATAAAGATGGCAGAGAGAATTTTTCAGAAGCAAACGATTTTCGGTAATAGCGAGATTTTTATTGACGACAGAACGAAAATGATAGCTAATCCGGCTTTCAGACAGAGAATAGCTTTAATTGAAACAGGTTGCGAGAAAATGACGGATTATATCGAAGAATTGAAGTTAAAAGGCTATGAGGAGGTCACGCGCTGATGGATTTATTTATTATATTGTTTTTCGTGTCGCTAATGTCAATGATAACAGGCTACTGGCTGAGAGGAAGTGATAAACGTGGTTGAAAATCCGATGATTGTTGATGCTTGTTGGTCCAGTTTTGAAAGGATAAGCCAAATTTGGCATAACGAATATTTAGAGGAATTAGAGCGTACTAATGAAGAAGAGGCGGAAAACGAAGAATAAAAAAGACCCACATAGCAGTGTGGGTCGAGGATTTGAGATATTACCTTAAAGAAATTATACCTTAAATCCAAAAATTAAGCAATGGAGGTATAACATGGATAATTTTAAAACGATCCATTACGGCTTTAAAGTCGTGATACATGATTATGAAGATGAATTAACACCGCTTTATAACTTACTAAAGAAGCAATCAACTAACTTAGAAGGATCTAAACTATTTGATGAATTAATTGATATACATGAAAAGCTAGCTAAAAAAATCGAGCAGAGAGAAGGAATAAAGGCATGAAATTATACGAATTGACTCAAGCATATAATCAAGTATTAGAAATGGCGGAGGACTTAGACGCAGAAACGCTACAAGATACTTTAGACAGCATCAGAGAGCCGATAGAAGAAAAGGCGGAAAACATTATAAAAATGGTAAAAAGTATTGATGCTGAGACCGATGGATTAGCTAAAGAAGTAGAGAGGTTAACGAAGCGTAAAAAAGCGCTAGAAGCAAAAGCAAAAAATATGAAAGAGTATTTAGAAAGCGAAATGTTAAAAGTGGATATCCGTAAAATTAAAAGCCCCTTATTTACAATCAGCATTCAAAAGAACCATCCTAGCTTGCGTTTAGAGGACGAAGAAAAGTTATTCATGTTTTTAGTCGAACAACCCAAAAAATTGGATAAAAAAGCTATTACAAGCGCTCTGAAAGAGGGCAGAGAAGTACCAGGGGCTGAGTTAGTACAAACTGAATCATTGAGAGTGAGGTAGGAATATGAAAACGAGCGAGTCAATTATTGAGATAAGTAAAGCATTATCTAAATTTCAAGAGCAAGCCGAACAACCTGCTAAATCAGCGGATAATCCATTTTTTAAAAGCAAATATGTACCTTTAGAGAGCGTAATTAGCGCAGTAAAAAAACATGCTCCCAAATTAGGATTATCTTATATCCAAATTCCGTTAACGGAAGAAAATAAAGTGGGTGTAAAAACGATTTTAATGCACGCTAGTGGTGAATTTGTTGAGTTCGACCCGTTTATGTTGCCTCTTGATAAAAACACAGCACAAGGAGCCGGAAGCGCTCTGACATACGCACGCAGATACACACTATCCGCCGCTTTTGGGATTGCAAGTGATGAAGATGACGACGGTAACAGCGCAAGTGGAAATACAAAGCCAAGTAATAAAAATCAAGCTAAACAGCAAACGCAAAACAATCATTTAGCGTCAGATGCACAGAGAAAGGCTATATTTGCAAAGGCTAAAGTTGTCGGGGAACCATTCGGACATGATGCTAAATTTGTTTTAGAGAGCTATAAAGTGACTGATACTAAATCAATGAGTAAAAGTGAAGCTTCGGCACTAATCAAGAGATTAGAAACAGAGATAGAAGCGCAAAAACAAGTTGAGTAGGAGGCAATAAGCTATGTCACTTGGGTGGATTAAACTGCATAGGGATTTAAAAGAAAAGCCAATTTGGAAAAGCTCTACACCTGAGCAAAAAACCATCCTTGTGACTTTGTTAATGATGGCAAATCACAAGGAAAATGAGTGGGAATGGAGAGGGAAACCTTTCAAAGCAAAACCGGGTGAATTCGTCACAAGTATCAAATCAATTACAGAAGAATGCGGAAAAGGTATCTCATCGCAAAATGTCAGAACAGCGTTAAAAAGATTTGAAAATTACGGATTTCTAACAAAGGAATCAACGAAGGTTAGCACCCTTATAAACGTAGTTAATTGGGGAGTTTATCAAGAGTTAGAAAACAAAACTAACACAGTTACTAACAAACAGCTAACAAACGACTCACAAACAGCTAACAAACAGCTAACAACTAACAAGAATGTAAGAACTAAAGAATGTAATAAAGATAACAACAACATTAACAACAGCGATTTAAATTTTAAGGATTTTTGGGAACAAAATGGATTCGGAATGATGCTACCGATCGAGCAAGAAAAACTACTTGCATGGGTAGATGATTTTTCTGGTAATCAAGAAATAGTTTTTAAGGCATTGGAAGTTACTTCCGAACAAGGAGCTAACAAACGTAATTATGCATACGTTAATAAAATTCTTAGAAACTGGGAAGAAAGAGGATTTAAAACGGTTGCTGATGTGAATGCAGCGGAAGAGGAAAGGCGAAAACAAAATGAACAGAAGTATAATAAGCCCACTTACGGCAAATACAACAAGAATCAGAAACAAGAAGTATTGCCTGACTGGCTTGATAAAACAGAGAAGCAGCCAGAGAATAAAAAAACAGAATCAGAATCAAGCGGAGATTTAGAAAAGAAAGTAGCGGAAATTAAAGCGAAGTTAGCAGAGAGGGACGAGGTGCAGACGTGAAAATATTAGACGCATGTTGCGGTAGTCGGATGTTTTGGTTCGATCGCACAAATAAAAACGTCACTTTTATGGATAATCGAGAATTAGAAACAGAATTATGCGACGGGAGAAAACTGGTTGTAAAACCAGACGTAGTAGCAGACTTTAGGAGTATGCCATTCGATACCAATACATTTCACTTAGTCGTTTTTGATCCGCCACATTTAGTGAAAGTTGGCGATAAATCGTGGTTGGCCAAGAAGTACGGAAAACTAGACTCTGCTACTTGGCAAGAAGATATTGCAAAAGGATTTAGCGAATGTATGCGAGTTTTAAAGCCAAACGGAACATTAATTTTCAAATGGAATGAAGAGCAAATAAAACTAAGCGAAATTTTAAAAGTAATTGATCACGAGCCGCTTCTTGGCAATAAGAGAGCGAAAACGCATTGGTTGGTATTTATGAAGGAGTGAGAGCATGACAGAATACGCCCTCTACAAAGGCGACGATCTGTTAAAAATCGGTACGTTAGACGAATTAGCAGAGTTTAGAAAAGTAAAGCGTGAAACTATATTTTTCTACGCTACGCCTTCTTACAGAAAAAGAACGTCAGATAAGGGTTTGCGAGTGATAAAACTGGATTAGGAGGAAGCGGAATGACAAAAGATGGTACAAAAGAAGCTCTTGCAGAGGTAGGGGTTACTCGAAAAAATCGACTGCTAAGAAAGATATGTCGGCATAAGGATAAAGAGATATTTAAGGATACATCCTATGACGGGATACAAGGTGAAAGGCGTGTGGTGGTTTGCAGAAATTGTGGAGAATTAGTTTCTGATTTTATTGCAAAATATGAGGGTGGCGGCTTTAAATGAATATAATCAAAAAAGGTGACCGAGTTCAGACTGTAACGGATACAGAGTGCAATAGGGCGGAGAGAAGGAGGAAGCAGAATGAATCAAGCAGAACTAGATGTCGTTATAGAAAAGCATGAGAAATGGTTACGTGATGGATATGGAGAACGTGCAAATTTAAGAGGTGCAAATTTAAG